TTGTTAGTAAGTAAGGAATCATGCAATGAATTAGAGCAGAGGATGGAAATAGAGATAAGTGAGATCGAGGGCATAGTAGAAACCCCTAAAGCTAAGAAAAAGAGGGTGGCAAAAGTATGAACAATGAACAATATTGCGAAAATTGTGGCAAGCATGAAACCCCTGAATGTAGCATGGCTTGCACAAAAGAAAATTCTATTGGATGGATACCGAAACCTAAGATTATCTCCTTCCCCATACTCAACGGTTTAACTCCAACTATCTCAAGTTGTACCCAAAAGGTCTATGAGGAAATCGGAGAGTTAATGCAATTACTTGGCAAAGGTCAAAGGCAAAGTGGGGAACTTTTAGAAGCAATGAACAACCATAGTGAATGGGTAAGGAGAACTGTGGAAGAGGCGTTAGATGGGGCTCAAGCACTTGTTACGCTGGTATGTACTCTTCTTGATGAACCTGGGGACATAGAGATTGCACTTGAAAGGCACATTGAGAAACTTAAAACCAAAGGCTACCTAAAATGAAAGACAAAGCAGACGAAGAAATCATTCTCCGGATAAAAAGATTGCAAGAGGAATACCTAAAATTGCCCGATATCAATGATGAGAAGGGCGGGAAGGGGGAGGAGAAGAATGGCGTATGAATTTTATATTAGCCCCTCTGAACTTGACCTAGCCGAACAAAATAAAATTAGCTCAGATACATTGATAAAACGCATTCGATTGCTTGGTTGGGGAAAGGAAAGAGCCTTAACGGAACCATGCCGAAAGCGAACAGACCTCTCTGAGTGGTCGAAGATAGCTGAGGGAAATGGTATCTCCTACAAAACAATGCAAAGGAGAATAGAAAGAGGATGGAGTCGCAAAGATGCCTCCACAATCCCATTAATTGATAAGTCTAAAAAAATGCTACAAATGCACCAAACAAATAGAAAATACCCTCTCGAAGTCGTGGAGAAAGCCCTTTCAATTGGTGTCAATTACCCGACATTCACAGAGCGGATGAGGTTAGGGTGGACATTGGAAGAAGCAAGCGAGACAAAGGTATTAACCAGAATTGAGATAAGCATGAAGGGTAAAGAAGCATCACCTTGGAGTAAAGAAAGAAGGATGGTGGGGATGAGATGAAATCTTGTAAAAAATGTAGGTACTATGAGGAAAAGGATTTAATGGGAATGTCCCTGTTAAGAAAGCTCAGAAGCGTTAGTGGGTTTTGCTTTGATTCAAGTAACCCTGATTTTAACGCTTTTGCTAGGCATTATGGCAGAGGAATAGGCAGATTTGATTCATATTTTAGACCAAAATGGTGTGCGAGAAAGGGGTAAAGGCATGAATATCTACGAAATCCGCAAAGCAGGCCGTGAATACTGTCAAACTGAGGGGTCTGAGCATTATAAAGCGGTGGACAAGCTAGAACCAATGGACCTGATAATAGCAAAGGGACTAGCGGAGGACTTCTGCCTTGCGAATATTATCAAGTATGCGAGTAGGTTTAAGCAGACTCAGAAGTTGGATGATTTGCGTAAGGCGAGTGATTATTGTCAGATACTTTGTGGGGTGAAACTACAAAACAATAAGCCTAAAAATAATATTACCTATGCAGAGTGCGGCGATGGGTATTGCATAAGCAGTGCCATAAAAACTGATGATGACGTGCAATATTGCCGAACTAAAATAGTATTAGCTATTCCTACATGGTCCGGAAATTGCAGTAGCCAACGTAAAAAGGCGGGTGAGCAGCTAAATGATTCTAGACAAACTAAAATCCATATTTAAGCCTAATCCGCATCTCAATAAAACCATCGAACAACTGGACTTCGCTCTCCGCACTCAAAGCATACTCAAAAGGCAAGGGATCGCCACTGTAGGGGATTTGGTACAACTTAGTTGGAATGACCTGCGTTCGTTACGTGGGGGCAATAGGCGGACTTGTGAAGAGGTTGAGAAGGTTTTGGGTGGGATGGGGTTAAAACTGAGGGAGGAAGAATGATAAAAGGATTTATCCTCTACAGAATCTTTTATGAATCACAAATGGTATACCTCGGAAGAACAAAACAGCCGCTACAAGACCGTATTCGAGGTCATATGTTTAAGCGCCCCATGCACAGGGATATTGATATAAGCCTTGTTGTTAAAATTGAGTATGCCGAATTCAAAACAGAGGCGGATATGAACGTTTACGAAATTTATTTTATAAATGAATTCAAACCGCCATTCAACAGAGATGATAAAGCACAGGATAAATTGAGTTTTTCATTACCGTGTGTGCAATGGAATATTTTTAAAACTAAACTTTGGGATAAGTGGAAAGAAAAGATTAACGCCGATATTGCGGAGGAAGAAAATAAGCGCATAACAAGGATTGAGCACAATAATCAACGCCTAATTATGCGTGAGAAGTGGCACAGGAATGAGATTGGGGAAAAAGAGTACTATGATTTTTTAGAGAGGAGATAGTTATGGACTTAACAAAAGGACAACTAAATTGCCTATTTAACTCCGCTTGGGTTTTTCGTTGCTCAAGTTGTGGCTCGGAGCAAAAGGGATTTTGTGATGAGGTTGAGGATTGCCTTTTGATTGATTGGATTGTTACAAAGATGAGGGAGGAAAAAAAATGACAATACAAGAATTCGCTAAGATGCTTGATGGTCGGGAAATGGGTAGTGAGATGATTTCTCACGAAGAGGAACAGGCTGAGGAGTTAGGGTTTGTGGTTGTATTCGGCTATTCGGATGATAACACAGAATTTAGAGGGGCTATCGACGAGGAAAAAGGTAGCTGGGATGGAACAACTATCTATCTTGATGGTAATAAATTACTTGAAAACTGCGAGGAGGAATGCTCGCATTGGCGATTGGCTAAGGAAAAATGTAAGACAATAGAGGCTGTTTGGCATGATGAAGGAGAATATTGCTGGACCTATGAAACCGATATACCTCATTCCGTATTTAATATCATGGAGGATGGTACTGGTTTTTGCAAGGGAATTGTGTTTGATATTAAGAGCTTGGGGGAATAGGAATGACTTGGAGTTGTTTAACTTGTATTAACAAATTTTGTCCTAAATATAAAAGAGCTAAAGGAATACTTTGCTTAGGATATATGGATAAATAATAAGGAGGAAACAAAATGTTAGAAACTAAAGTAACAGAACTACTCGGACAATTAGCCGATAAATTAGGGGTAGCTAGTGCGAAAATATGGGAATGGAGTTTGTTGCAGGTAAAGGTTGATATCTATAAGATTTTCTTGGAAATGGGATTATTGTTAGTAGTCTTAGTCGCTTGCACATTATTAATGAGGTATATATTCAATATGATGGATAAGAACGAGGATTATCTAGACACACACATTGGATTCGTAGTTTCATTCGCCTTCGTTATTTTGGCGTTGGCAGGACTTACTTTAACGATAATTTGCACAATTGATCTGTTTAGCCTACCTCAGTTGTTATTCAATCCCGAATATGCTGCCTTTCAGAATATTCTTGAACAGTTGGGACGATTGAAGTAAGGGGGTAATCTCCATAGCAATGATAAAAGAAAGTCAGAACATACTCGAAGAACGCTTAAAACTCTACAAAAAGCATAAGGCCGAAGTCATAACGACATCACAACGTATAGAAGTATGGGAAGAAGCTTTAAAAAGCGGTCAAATGTGGATGTTTGAGAATTCTGTTAGCTTAGTGCTAGGAATGCCCCATGCGACAACTACAACGTCACCTACAGAGCGCATAGCAATACAGAGAGAAGTCACTACAGAAATGGTGCAAGAGTGGATTGACGAGGATAGGTCGAAGGTGCGCTTTAAGTCGGTAGAGATAGACCAGATTGATGTTGCGTTGAAGGCGTTGACAAGGGAGCAACAAACAGTAATAATAGCAAAGTATTTTGAATCAGAGTCATGGAGAAACATAGAGATAATATTCAACGAACGGCATTCAGTCGGAAGGGTTTATATTTCATCCGAAATGCTAAGGAAAATAAATAAGGTGGCGCTGGGCATTCTCTGGCAGATACTAGGTCCATTATTTCAAAGGTATTTGTATTTTAGAAAAGCAAATTGACGTATTACCTATTTACTACCTAACGTATAACTGTTTTACATGAAATCAATCTGATATCATTATGATATGGACAATCACCTGAGAGATTAGGCGGCTGTCCACCTTTTCTTTTTCCTCTCGTCTTTAGGCTGCTTCGGTGGCCTTTTTTTATTTTGTTTAAAGGTGTGATTTGATGTGTCGAAATCATGTTTGGAATTTGTCGCGGCATATCGCTCAAGTCGTGTTAATTGCATGACCTGTGCTCATTGGAATAGTGATGATTTTGTCTGCATGGATAAAGATGAGTTGGCTAAACGAGAGAAGGAAAATATCTTCGATGAGATGTCGCAGATGATGCGTAGAAATCGGGCTGTAGCAGGTCCTTTGTGAGCACACTAAAAAACCCTTTAGTATCAAGGGATTGAGCTAATTTGACTCCTA